TTCGTGGGGTTCTACCGCAAGCGACCGTGCCCGATAGCGGAACTGGCCACGTTCCGGGGCGAGCGTCCGTGGATGGAACCGACGCTGGCCGGGATCGTGGAGGACTTGCGATCACACCTGGACACGGTTGCACGCTCCATCGGCTAGTGCATCGTGAATCCCGGCGAACCCCTCGCCACGGTCGGATGACCTTGCTCCCCCAAGGCACTGACCCGCCGGACCCCGCACTCAGGCATGGCTGCGGGGCCGGCCCTTCAACGGAGCCGTGATCATGCCGGCAGCCAAGCGTGGACAGCCGACCGCCTACCGGACTGAGTTCGTTGCCAAAGCAAAGAAACTCGCGGAATTGGGTGCCAGCGACTTCGAAATGGCCGACATCTTCGGCGTGAGCGTGCGAACCCTGCATCGGTGGAAGCATGCCCATCCAGAATTCTGTCATTCCCTAAAAATGGGGAAGGAAGTCCCAGACGAGCGGGTGAAGCGCAGTCTGTTCCAGCGAGCGGTCGGTTACACCTTCGCCTCAGAAAAGGTGTTCCAGAACGCCGGGAAGATCGTCCGGGCCAAGACCATCGAGCATTGCCCGCCGGACCCCACCTCCTGCATCTTCTGGCTCAAAAACCGACTGCCTGACGAGTTCAGGGACAAGCAGGAGGTCGAGCATTCGCTTGCCGTTACCCTCGCGATGATGTTCAAGGCATCCGGCATGCACCCGGATGGCCAGTCCGACGAGGCGGTAAAGCCTCAAGTCGCCCACTAGGTGGACGAGCCACCCGAAGCGATCCGGCAGATGGGCGAGAAGCTGGCGCTCTGGCGGGCGAAACCGCAGGCGATGGTTCGTGAGTTGTTCGGCGTCACGCCAGACGCTTGGCAGGACGAAGCCCTCGAATGCTTCCCGACTGAACCGCGCATTGCCCTCAAGGCATGCAAGGGCCCTGGCAAGACCGCCGTCCTGTCGTGGCTGGCGTGGAACTTCCTGCTGACCCGCTGGAGCCCGAAGATCGGCGCGGTCGCGATCAGTGGCGACAACCTGCGCGACAACCTGTGGTCCGAAATGTCCACATGGCAGCAGCGCAGTCCGCTCCTGCTGGACGTGTTCAAGTGGGGCGCTGAGCGGATCGCCTGCAAGGCGTACCCGGAAACGTGGTGGATGAGCGCCCGCACCTGGCGCGAGTCGGCCGACAAGTCGCAGCAGGCGAATACCTTGGCGGGCCTGCACGCGAAGTACGTCATGGTCATCATGGACGAGTCGGGCGGCATTCCGACTTCGGTATCGGCGACCAGCGAGGCCATCTTCGCCGGCTGCACCGAAGCCCATATCCTGCAGGCCGGCAACCCAACCCACCTGTCTGGCCCGCTCTACGAGGCTTGCACTTCGGCCTCGGCACTGTGGCGGGTGTTCGAGATCACGGCCGACCCGGACGACCCGATGCGTACGCCGCGCGTGTCGGTTGAGCATGCACGCCAGCAGATCGCGACGTTCGGCAAGGACAACCCGTGGATCTTGGTCAACATCTTCGGCAAGTTCCCGCCGTCCTCGATCAATGCTTTACTCGGCCCGGACGACGTGAACGCGGTGATGGGCAAGCACGTCAACGAGGCGGCCTACATCAAAGCCGCCAAGGTGCTGGGCGTGGACGTGGCGCGCTACGGCGACGACAGCAACATCATCTTCCCCCGGCAGGGCGTGGCGACCTTTACGCCGATCCAGTTGCGCAACGTGGACTCCCTGCAAGGCGCTGGAGCCGTCACCCGCAAGTGGGGCGACTGGAAGGCCGACGCCTGTTTCGTGGACGACACTGGGGGTTATGGGGCCGGCTGGATCGACCAGCTCCGCAGCCTCGGGCGCGCGCCGATCCCGATTGGCTTTGCCGCCAAGGCCAACGACCCGCGATTCCTCAACAAGCGCGCGGAGATGATCTGGGCCATGTGCGAGGCGATCAAAGCCGGGACGGTGTTGCCGGAGTGTCCTGAACTGCGGGCGGAACTGTGCGCGCTCACCTACTGCTTCAAGGGGGATCGCATCCAGATCGTGGAGAAGGACCAAGTTCGGGCAGTGCTGGGCCGCAGTCCGGACTATTCCGATGCCTTGGCGCTGACCTACGCGCAGCCGGTGGAACCCGCGTGGAGCGTGGAGCGCAGCGCGTTGCAGGCAATGGCCGAGTCGAACCAGCGCGCGGTCGTGGACCGCCCGGACGGGGAGCGGTACTAGCACGGTTGCACGCTCGCCCAACCCCATCATGCTCCCGCAAACCTGCGCGGGAGACACGACGATTTGCATGGGTTCGCCAAAACCGCCGGCCCTTCCGCCGACACCGCTGCCCCCGCAGGTCATGGGGCCTGGCATCATCAGTCCGGACGCGCAGGCGGCGCTGAACCGCGAGAAGATCATCGCGCAGGCACGCGGCGGGCTGTACTCCACGATGGCAGCCGGCAAGCTCGGGGCTCCGGTCCCGACCGTGGCCAAGCCTAGTTTGTTAGGGGGCTGACCATGTGCATTCCCGGCGTGGTCTCCAAGATCATCGACCCCCTCGGGGCGAGGAAGTACCTTGACCCGGTGGGCAACTCTGCCCTTGGCCGCAAGATCGACCCGCTCGGCCCTGCTGCACTGGCCAACCGCTACGCGGCCAAGGGCAGCCAGACCGTCGCCCGCACGCTACTGACCCCGCAGGCGAGCACCAATTCCATCTATGGCGGCTCGTGGGTGGACCCCGGTGGCTGAAGCCCTCGCCAAACCGTACCCGGTTACCTCCGAAACCGAACGGTCGCGGATGCTTCAGCGCGTGGCCGAACTGACGAAGGCGAGGCAGTCGCAAGAACCCACCCTTCGTGACATTCAGCAATTCATGCTGCCATATCGTGGCCGGTTCCAGTCCGAGACCCAGCAGCAGCGGGGCCAGCGCAAGGGCCTGAAGATCATCAACAACACTGCCGGGCGTGCGCTCGGGGTGTTGCAGTCCGGGTTCATGGGCGGGGCGTCGAGCCCTGGCCGTCCGTGGTTCGACATGACAACGGCTGATGCCGACCTGGCCAAGTTCACGCCGGTCCGCCGCTGGCTCGACGTGGTGGCGCGGACCCTTCGTCTGATGCTGTCGAAGTCGAATTTCTACAACCAGATGCCCGGCATCTACGGCGAGTGCGCTGGGTTCGGGACCGCTGCGTTGCTGGAGTGCGAAGACCCGCATGACGTGGTGCGGTTCTACAGCTTCACCATCGGAAGCTACGCGATCGCGCAGGACGACCGGCTGGTGGTCGATACTTTCGTGCGCGAGTACATGTCCACGGTGCGGCAGATCGTCGGGCGCTTCGGCACCGACAAGCTGTCGAATGCGGCGCTGAACCTGTGGCGTTCGGGAAAGATCGATCAGGAGATTCCCTGTGTCCACCTGATCCGCCCGAACCTCGACCGCAATCCGCGTGGGTTCGGTTGGCAGCGCATGCCGATCATCGAGGAATATTGGGAAAAGTCCTCCGACCGGATCGAACCGCTGTACCGCTCAGGGTACGAGGAACAGGCGTTGTTCTGCCCGCGCTGGGACGTTTCCGGTGACGACCTGTGGGGCAAGGGCATTGGCCACGACATCCTCGGGGACGTGAAGCAGTTGCAGTTCCTCGAAAAGCGCAAGGAGGACGTGCTCGACAAGCACACGAACCCGCCGCTTGAAGCTGGCGTGGAGTTTCGCGGCAAGCGGATCAGCCTGCTCTCGGGCGATGTGACGTACTCGAACGCGAGCCTGACCGGCGGCACGCAGATCAGGCCCATCGTCACCACGCTGCCCACGGCTTACCAGTACGCCGCCGAGGACATCCGCGACCTGATGGAGCGGATCAAGTCGGCGTGCTTTGAAGACCTGTTCCTGATGCTGGCCAACGACGAGCGCAGCGGCACGACGGCGCGGGAAGTGGAGGAACGGCATCAGGAGAAGCTGCAAGTCCTCGGCCCGGTGCTTGAGCGCATGCAGGCCGAACTGTACGGCCCGGTGATCGACCGCACCTTTGCCATCGCCCAGCGGCTTTCCAAGCCGGTATGGGACGGCAAGCTGGGTGGAACCCCGATCCTGCCCAAGCCTCCGGCGGAGATGCAGGACAAGGATTTGCGGGTGGAATACACCTCGATCCTCGCTCAGGCCGCGAAGTCCACCAACGTCCGCAGCCTCGAAGCGTTCGCGACCTACGTCGGCGGGCTGGCTCAGGCGAAGGCCGCTGCTGACCAGGCCGGCATCAGCGAGAAGGTCGATTGGGACCAGTCGATTGACGAGTACGCCGACGCTCAGGGCATCCCTGCCGACATGATCGTGTCCGACGAGGACGTGAAGGTTGCGCGTGAAGCGAAGGCGCAGATGATGGCGAGCCAGCAGGCATTGGCTGCGGCGCCTGCGATGAAAGATGCAACGCAAGCCGCAAAGAACCTCAACGACATCCCGCCCGATTCGCCGATGGCGCAGAACCTCAAGGGGCTCGTCGCGCCGCTGACTCCGGGCGTGCAGCCGGGAGCGTTGCCTGGCGCGGTGCCGGCATGAAGTTGCCACGCACCCAACTGCTGATCTGGATTCGCTACGCGCTCAGGTGTGGCCGTGGCTAACGCCGCCGACCGCCGCAAGGTCGAAGCCGCGAATCGCCGCGAAAAAGGCGCGCGCCGCTCCGAAACGCAGGACGTAATCCACGTCATGTCCGAAGTGCGCGGGCGCTCGCTGATGCACCGGATTCTCGAAAAGACCGGATGCAACGCACCGCTTCCGTTCTCTCCGAACGCCATGAACCTCGCGCGAGACGTGGGCGTGCACTCGGTGGGCGAATGGCTGCTCGCGGAGATTCGCGCGGCCTGTCCACAACAGGAATTTCTGATGCGCAAAGAAGCGGCAACCGTCGCCGAGCGCATCGATATACAGGAGCAAGCAGATGACGACCGAAACAGCGACTGAGTCCTCCGCAACGACCGCCAATGTCGATGCGACCGCTACTCAGACTGCGGCCACGGAAACCACGGCAACGACTGCCAAGGCAGCGGATACCGCGACGACCACGGCTACCGAAGGCGACAAGACCGGACTTGCCAAGGTCGAAGGCGAGCAAGTCAAGGAAGTCGCTGCGACTGGTGCACCCGAAAGCTATGCGGACTTCAAAGCGCCCGAGGGTGTTGCTCTGGATGCCGGACTTCTGACCCAGTTCAAGGAGGCGGCGAAAGCCAACAACCTCCCGCAGGACAAGGCGCAGGAGTTCGTGAACCTGGGCGCGAAGATCGTGGAGAACACGCTCAAGTCGTTTCAGGACGCTCACGCCGCACAGATTCAACAGTGGGCTGAGCAGACCAAGGCCGACCCCGAGGTGGGCGGTCCGAAATACGACGAGAACGTGGCCCTTGCACTCAAGGCAGTCGCGCAGTTCGGCGACGCCGACCTGAAACAGGTGTTCGACACCTACGGGCTCGGCAACAACCCCGCGATCGTTCGCGCCTTCTGCCGCGTCGGCAAGGCGATGAGCGAAGGCGGGTTCGTGCACGGGAAAGGCCAAGAGCAGCCCGCACCGCACGTCAACCGCGAGCAAGCCCTCATCGACCGTATGGCGAAAGAGCAGGCGCGCGGCAAACAAACCTAACCCCCTTACCGGAGCTATCCAATGGCAACCCTCGGATCAACCTATCCGACCATCATCGAAGTCAGCAAGGAGTTCGGCGTCGATGGACAGCCGCTCACCGTCGCTGAAATGCTCTCGCAGCACGAAGAGGCGCTGGACGACATCCCGTGGATCGAGTCCAACAGCACGACCGGCCATCGCATCGCGGTCGAGTCCGGCCTTCCCGACTCGGTTTTCCGCAAGCTCAACCAGGGCATCAGCCCGTCCAAGGGAACCGTCACCGACTTCACCGAGTCGGTGTGTTCGATCGCCCAGCTCGGCATCGTGGACAAGCTGATCGCCGACTCGTCCGGCAACTCGGACATCTACCGCCTGCGCAAGAACAACCGCGCGATGGAGTCGATGAAGCAGAAGTTCATGAACACGCTGTTCTACGGCGACACCGCGACCACGCCCGAATCGTTCCTCGGCCTGCTGACCCGCTATTCGGTCATCAGCGGTGGCGGCGCGAACAAGCGCAACATCATCGATGCCGGCGGCACGGGCACGGACAACATGTCCATCGCGCTCGTGAAGTGGGGTCCGGGTGGTGTCTACGGCATCTACCCGAAGGGCTCACAGGCCGGGCTCGTCCATCGCAACTACGGCGAGGAACTGAACGCGGGCGCTGACGGTACGGGCCTGATGCCGACCTACCGCGACTGGTTCGAGTGGAACTGCGGCATCGCGGTCGAGGATTGGCGCAATGTCGTGCGCATCTGCAACATCGATGCCTCCGACCTGACCAAGGATGCCGCGTCGGGCGCGGACCTCGTGGACCTGATGATCCAGGCCGAGGAAATGATCGACGGCACTGGCCGCGACGACTCCGACCTCTCGCGCCTCGTGTGGTACGTCCCCGGCCGTGTGCGCACCTTCCTGCGTCGCCAGATGCTCAAGAAGTCGAACGTGTGGATCACGCCCGGAGAGATCGCCGGCAAGCGCGTGACGATGTTCGACAACATCCCGCTGCGCAAGGTGGACAAGCTCACCCAGGCCGAGTCTAGGGTCGTGTAGACACGCGTAGTAGTTCAATCACTTTTCAGGAGTACGAACATGCCTCTCATCGATGCAGCAACCCAGTTCAGCAGCGCGCAGGCGTTCACGACCGGGGCCAACAACTCCACCAACGTCATCGACACCCTGCCGATGACCTCCAACCCCAACTCCACCAGCAACCTCGGTGGCGAAGGGGCGACGTTCCTGCGGGTGTTCGTGGATACCACGGCAACCTCGGGCGGTTCGTCCACGGTGACGGTGGCGCTCGTCAGTTCGGCTTCGACCGCGCTGACCTCTGTCACCACGCACTACACCTCGGCAGCGATCGCGGTCGCCTCGCTGGTGGCCGGCTTCACCGCTGTGGACATCCAGTTGCCGCCGGGCCAGTACAAGCGATACCTCGGGATCATCTACACCGTGGCGACCGCTGACCTGACCGCCGGCAAGTTCACCGCCGCGCTGAGCAAGGACCGTCAGGACTTCGTGGCCTACGCCACCGGGTCCGCTCCCAACCTGTAACGGACTATGCCCGGCTCCGCTTGGGGCCGGGTTTTCAACAGGAGAACGAACATGGCAAAGAATTCCGAAATCCAGACTTTCGCCGACGTGTCGAAGTCCACGCCGGTCACGACCGTTTCCCGCCGCAAGCGCCCGCCGCAGGAATCCGGTCCGCGCTACGAGTGCATCAAGGACTCGTTCATCGACAACGCATTTCTGCCAACCGGCTCGGAGGTGGTCTACCTCGGCATGCCGGGAAGCAACCTCAAGCCGCTCAACGACGAGGCCAAGGCCCGCAAGGAGCGCGTGAAGTTCCTGCGCACCGACAAGAGCCTGTCCGACAAGTACGACCGCGACGAGGAAGGCAAGCGGCTTGGGTTCTCCGAACGCGAGCTGGCGCTCAAGCAGCAGTCGGACGAGTGGAACGGCGTGGTCGCCGAAGACGAGTGGACCGAATCCGAAACCTGACCCGAGGGCATGCCCATGAAGACCATTCTCCGTGTCCTGCTGGCATTCATGCTGGCTGTGGGCATGCCTGTTCACGCGCAGGCGGTTTCCGATAGCACCAGCACCGGAAGCCTGACCGCTGCCCAGCAAACCGTCGAGCTGCACCAGGTCAACGCCGTTGCCAACGCCCAAGTCCAGCTTTCCGGAACGTGGGTCGGGACGGTCGTGGCCGAAGGGTCGAATGACGGCTTCACCACGACCAACTCGCTGACCACGACGCAGGGTGCGGGTGTCGCGGCGAGTTCGGCCGGGCTGACCGCCAACGGGTTCTACCGGATCGTGGACCCGACAAACTACGCCTCGATCCGGCTGCGGGTGTCGGCCTACACGTCCGGAACGATTGTGGCCACGCTCAAGACGAGCAACGTGAGCGGGTTGCAGGCGGTGATGTCGCTCAACGCGGCGAACTTCCTGACCACGACCACGTTCGGTGCCGGCTCTGCGAAGATCGGTATCGTCACCACGGATCAGACCACGCACGGGACCACGGACCTTGTGGCCGCCGACGTGACAAAGGTCGCCGGTGTCGCGGTCAAGACGGGCGCAGGCACGGCATCTGGAACAGTTCGCGTCGAGCTGCCAACGGATGGCACGGGCAAGGTGGGGCTGAATGCTGGAACGGCCCAGATCGGCCATGTCGTGGCCGATGCCGCCACCACGGGCGGCGCAAGCACGTTCCATTCGGTCACGCTGACCACGACAGCGGTTGCTGTTGATGCCTCGCCTGGGCAAGTCTACGGCTACATCATCGGTAACCCGAATGCGACGGTATGCCACGTTCAGTTCTGGGACTTGGCGACCGGAGACGTAACGGTCGGGACCACGGCGAACAAGATGGACGTGCCGATTCCAGCGAACGGCGGCGCGAACGTGGCGTTCCCCTTTGGGATTGCGTTTGCCACCGCGATCACGGTCGCCGAGACCACGACCGATGGCGGCAATACGGCGTGCGGCACGCTGATGACCGTGAACGTGATCTACAAGTGATGGACAGCCTCACTCACGACTTGGCAACGCGGGCAGTCCGGGCGCTCGAATCCATCGACGCGAAACTGCCCAGTGCCGCGCCCGATCCGCGCCTGACCGACGAGCGCATCGCCGAAGCGCGCGAGGTCGTGCGCGACATCAATTCCAGCATCCACGGGCGCGCGGTTGAAACCTTGAACGCCGCGCTCGACGCTGCGGAGGATCGTCCATGAAGCGAATCCTGCTCGCGCTGCTGTTCCTGCTGGCCGCGCCCGCCTTTGCGACACAGGTCATCCTCACGTCCACCCAGACGTGGACGGTTCCGGCTGACTACGGCACGGGCGCGCTCGCTACGTTCGAGTGCATCGGGCAAGGCGGCGATGGCTTTGCCGGAGTGGCGGCGACCAGCAGCGGGGGCGGTGGTGGATCAGGAGCCTACGCGAAGGACACGGGCGTTCCTACACTGGCAGCGACCAGCCGTTCTCTCCCGATCGGCTACGGTGTCGCGGCCACGGTTCCGACGCACAGTGATTCGACCGACGCTTCGCTGGTCAACGCGCAGGGAACGTCGTTCCTGCTGTGCAAGCGCGGAACGGCTCCGGGTGGCTCCGGCAGTGCGCACGGAACCGGAGGCGGTGCCGCTGCTTCGGTGGGCGATGTCAAGGCGGCAGGCTGCATCGGCGGCAATGGTTCCGCTTCGTCCTTGCGTGGGGGTGGGAGTGGTGCGGGAACGCCTGGGCCGACCGGCGCATGCGTGGCGGGCACGAACGCTGCGAACAGCGCCGGCAGTGGTGGCTCTGGTGGTGGCGGCTCCAATGGTGGTACGTCGAGCGTCGGCGGCGCAGGTAACGGCACCACGGGCGGCACGGGCGGCAACGGCACGGATGGCACGGGCGGTGGCACGGGCGGCAGCAACGGAGTCGCCGCAGGCAACGGCACCGCGAACAAGGGGGCGGGCGGTGGTGGTGGCGCTGGGTTTGTCGGCGACGCCAGCGGTGCCAATGGCTCGTGTGACCAGGCATTCGACAGCACGCACGGCGCGTGTGGTGGTGGTGGTGGCGGTGCGGGTGCTGCGGCTGCGACCGGCAATGGCGGCAACGGCGGCACCTATGGAGCGGGTGGTGGTGGCGGTGGTGACAACGTTACGACGCCGGGAACCGCAGGCAGCGGCGGCAATGCGGTGATCGTCATCACCTACACCCCGCAGGGCCGCTCGGGGATGATGATGGGGATGGGCAGCTGATGGCCTCGTCCGAAACCGACATCGGCAACCTGGCCCTCGGGCGCGCGGGCTCGGACAAGACGATTCTCTCGTTCAATGAGGGGTCCAAGGAAGCGCGGCTGTGTCTTCGGTTCTACGAGTTTTGCCGCGACGAGGTACTGGAGCGCGCGCCGTGGCCGTTTGCCGTGCGTGTGCAAGCTCTGGCGGCGCTTCCTGTAGCGACGCTACTTCCTGGCTGGCAGTACCAGTACGCTCTTCCCACAGACTGCCTGAACGTGCTTGCTGTGGTTCCTGCGTCGGACGTGACCGATGTCTCGAACTACTACTGCGCGTGCAACAACACACCGTGGGCACCCGTTCGCCCGTGCGTGTACGCCTTCCGCAAGGCGATGAACGACGCCGGGACGCTGCCGACCGTCCTGACCAACGTATCGGACGCCTACATCGTCTACGTCTCGCGAGTGATCAACACGGCGGCTTACACGGCGATGTTCGTTGGACTGCTCGCCGACCGGCTGGCGATGGAGATTTCGATTCCGCTCACCCTCGATCCCCGTTGGTTCCAGGTCTGCCAGACCCGCTATGCAGCGGCCTTCATCGACACGGGTTCGCGCCAGTTCGAGCAGCAGGCCAACGATCCTCCCCCTGACGCTCCGTCGATCCGGGCACGCTACTGATGGTCTCGCAAGCCCCTCCCGAACCGCAGTTGTTGCAGCCGCGACTGCTGCAACCGGCGTTGACCGGCGGCGAACTCTCGCCCGCGTTGACGGGCCGGGTGGACGTGCAGCGGTACACGCAGGCGCTCAAAAAGTGCCGGAACTTCATTGTCCGCCCCACGGGTGGTGTGGAGAACCGTCCCGGTTCGGGCTATATCGCTGGATGGACTTCCATCGGCACGAACCGGCTGATCCCGTTCGTGTACTCGACCGACGTGGCGTATGTGTTCTTCGTCGGGGATGGCTATATCCGGGTGTTTTCCAATGGCGCGGCGGTTGCGCCTACTGCTCCGGCCTATGCCGGAGGCACGACCTACGCGAAGGATGCCTACGTCACCTCCGCGAGCATCGTCTACCGCTCCCTGCAAGCGGCGAACACCGGACACACGCCTGTATCGTCCCCGACGTGGTGGGTCGCGGACGCGGGGCTGCAATTCTCGATCCCCTACAGTGCTGCGCAGATTCGCGACGTGCGCTATACCCAGAGCGCTGACACGCTCTATCTGACCCACCCCAGCGTGCAGCAACAGGTCATCACGCGCGTCACCTCGAACAGCTTCACGGTCGCTCCCTTCGTGGCCACGGAAGGCCCGTTCCGCGACCTGAACTCGGACGCCTCGATCGTGGTGGCTTCTTCGGGAACACAAGGCACGGTCACGATCACGAGCAACTCGGCGATCTTCACCGACAACTGCGTAGGAGCCTTGTTCTACCTCGAACCGCAGAACCTCGGCGTCTTGCTGCCGTGGGTGGTGGG